AGCCCGCACCATCACGCCCATGTCGGACAAAGAGGCTGAAGGCTTCGGCATCCTGCCTGCGCGGCGGTCATGGTACGTCCGTGTGGACGACGCCAAGGGCAATATGTCGGCACCTTCCAGCGATGCGACGTGGTTTGAGCGGCATTCTGTTGAGTTGGCCCAAGGCGATTGGGTAGGCGTCCTGGCGCCGTGGTCGCCGCCGGATCCGTTTGACGAGCTTGGCGCGGTGTCGGGCCGCAAAGTCCTGACCGACATCGAGCGCGGCCTTCCTGACGGCCAGCGCTACATCCTGCAAAACAAGCGCGGCACTGCTCGCTGGGCCGGTGACCTGTTGATCGATGAAGGCGTGAGCGAAGCGGCTGCAAAATCCATCCTGCGGACGTGGATTTCGTCCGGCCTATTGTTCGAAGAGACTTATCGCAACCCGGAACGGCGTCGGGATGAGGTTGGATTGTTTGTCGATTTATCCAAGATGCCGACGTCGTTTAGTGGTGCGTTTCAAGAGGAAATGCAACCATGAGTGTGTGTAAAACGGGGTTAAATTTGGAGCGCACTTTGGAGCGCATTTGGAGCGCAAAAAGTGCGCTTCACCAAAAAAACCGTACTAGTTTGAAGCGCACGAGCGCACCAGTTGCCTTGGAGCGCAACTGGAGCGCACGCGACACTTCAAACTTCATTGCGCTTGGAACGCACTCTGCAACCTGTGGGTCGAGGTTGTGATGGACGCTGAAAGACTGCTTCGACACGTTGGTGACGTGGCTGGTATGCCGGGATTATTTTTTGAGGCGGCGGAGACTGAGCGGAAGCTGCCGGGCGTTATGAGGACACGGTATCGGGTGGCGTGGCCGGAGTATGTGCCTGATCCGGGTTTGGCTTATGGGTACAATGACGTGGACGTTCGGCCGGGGCCAGCGGATGCGGGTGAGGTGTGGCGGTACGACCAGGCGCTTGAGTTGGCGCGGGTGCTGGATGCGGACGACGCGCGGATCGTTTGGATGGCTGCGCATTCCGCGGTGCGGCGGCAGCGTGGGCCGGCGTGGCGGAAGGTGGCGAAAATTACGGGCATGCACCCGGCGACAGTCAAGCGGCGGTTCGAGCGTGCTATGTTGCAGCTCTGGTATGAGCTTAAACGCGCTGAGAGCGATGCTGGTGCGTTTGATGGTGTGAAAGGGGGTTGAGGTGCTGGATATCGTTATTGCGCTTGTGCGCGTCTTATTTGGGTGATACACAAGATGTTGTGTGTTTGGATTTTTTAGACACAATATGTTGACGATGTAGACGAAACATGATCTTATGTTCCTAAGATGCGGCGCGGTGACGCCGCTTTTTTTGTGGGCTGGATATGGACGAGCGACCGAAGCTGACAATCAAGCAGGAAAAGTTTGCGCGGCAGTATGTTGGACCGTGTGAAGGCAATGCGTCGGCGGCTTATCGGATGGCGTACAACGCTGAGAAGATGAGCGATGAGACCGTGCACGTTAAGGCGTGTGAGCTACTGAAGCACGGTAAGGTGGCGGTAATGGTCGATCAGCTAAAGGCGGAGCAGGCGTCGCAGAATGCCATCACTGTTGAGGAAATATCGGCTGGATTGAGGCGCGCTGTTGAAGGTGCTGTTGCTGCCGGCCAGCACTCGGCCGCCACCCAGGCGCTGCTCGGCCTCGCCAAGCTGGGCGGGTTGCTCGTCGAGAAGCGGCAGGTCAGCGTCGATGACGCGCGCGAACACCTCGACGCGGTCGCAGCGCTCGCCGAGGTGCCAAAAGCGGAGATTGTGCCACTAGAACGGCAGGAAAAACCCAAAAGGGTTGCCTAACCTACTGATAACAAACGATTGACCCGCGGATTATTTATCCGTGGACGTCATACCGGGCGGCATAGATCTCTCTCTCCGCCGACCGGGGCGGCGGCTTGAGCGGTTCCCTTTCGCGCTCGCCGCCGCCGTGCAGATGCTGACCGGCTGGTCAGGAAAATCGGTCGAGACCCCCCCTTCGAGCGCGGGCGGGGGGCGGCTTTTATTTGTATACCACCCGCGTAAATCTGGGCGTTGAATTTTGGATAAGCTGACACAGCACCATCTCGAAAACCTCGCCTACGGCAGAGCGCACAAAAACCCAGACGGCACGCTGTCAACGATATACACGCGCCAGTTCGAAACCCCCGACGGGGTCATCGTGGTGCCGAGCGTGTTTGACGGAAAAATTCTCGGCCCCCGCGAGGCTATGGACCGCGCGATGAAAGACGGCGTCTTCGAAAAATTCGGCACCCGCGAAGAGGCCGCCGCGTTCGACCGCCAAATCCATGAAGACAACGAGGCACTGGGCGGTAAGATGATGCCGATCAGCGCCGCGGAAGCCCTCGCCATATTGGAAAGGCTCAACCCGGTAAAAGACGGCTTGCTGTCCAACCCCCCACCGCCTAGTGGGTCGTTACTGTTTTGACCGCCGAAAAAAAATCCGCTTGGGGCGAGTTCATAAACCGCTACCACGACGACCCGGCGGGCTTCGCGGAACACGTCATCCGCATGGATCCGCTCCCGTGGCAGCGCGAGGTAATGAACGCCATCGCGGCTGGCGAGCGCCGCATCAGCGTCCGATCCGGCCACGGCGTCGGTAAATCAAGCTGCGCCGCCGCAATCATACTATGGTATCTCACCACAAGATTTCCAGCGAAGGTAGTGGTAACCGCACCCACGGCCAGCCAGCTATACGACGCCCTTTTCGCTGAAGCCAAGCGCCGCCTAAAAGAAATGCCGGACGCAGTCTCCAAACTACTGGAGGCCACCAGCGACCGCATCGTGCTGAAAAGCAGCCCCACGGAAGCCTTCTGCTCCGCCAGGACAAGCTCAAAAGAGCGCCCCGAAAGCCTCGCAGGCGTCCACAGCGAGAACGTGCTTCTGATCGCCGATGAGGCCAGCGGCATACCCGAAGAGGTGTTCGAGAGTGCCGCTGGCAGCATGAGCGGCCACAACGCCACGACCCTGCTACTGGGCAACCCGACCCGCACCAGCGGCTTTTTTTACAGAACGCACACGGATCTAAAAAATGATTGGTGGACTAAAAAAGTATCTTGCACCGACAGCCCTCTGGTCAGCGATGACTTCGTGCGCGACATGGCTAACCGCTATGGCGAGGAAAGTGCGGCGTACAGCGTGCGCGTGCTGGGCGAGTTTCCGCAGGCGGATGAAGACACTTACATCCCGCTTTACCTCATAGAGGACGCCACCAAGCGCGACATCGACCAAAGCCCCAACGCCGCAACGGTCTGGGGCGTTGACTGCGCGCGCTACGGGCGCGACCGCTCCGCGCTCGCCAAGCGCAAGGGCAACGCCCTGTTGGAGAACATCAAGACCTGGCGCGACAAGTCCACGATGGAACTCGCGGGCATCATACTGAACGAGTACGAGGCCACGCCGATCCTCGATAGGCCGCAGGAGATCCTCGTAGACGTCATTGGGGTTGGCGCCGGCGTCACGGACAGATTGATTGAACTGGACCTGCCAGCCCGCGGCATCAACGTCTCGGAGAGTGCAAGTCTCAGCGACAAGTATATGCGCCTCAGGGACGAGCTTTGGGGCAAGGCAAGAGAGTGGTTTGAGGCCAAGGAATGCGTTCTCCCCGATGACGCGGCCCTTGTCCACGAACTGGCGGCACCCCGCTTCGCGTTCACGTCATCAGGCAAGATAAAAATTGAATCTAAGGACGAGCTACGCAAGCGCGGCATCAAGTCGCCAGATCTGGCAGACAGTTTCTGCCTCACCTTCGCTTCGACGGCGATATCGGCCGCGCACGGCAGCCGCTTTGCCTGGAAGCAAACCTTGGAAGTAGACACGAGCTACATCGTTTAAATGGCAACATTTCCCTCACTGCTAAACGTCGGCGAGCCGATCGTCATTGACGAGATTGCGCCGCCCGTTGCGACTGCGACGACGGTCAGCCCGTTCGCGAGCCAACTGACGGCTCAGGGGCTGCTGCCTATCTCGCGGGTGACGCTCAAACCCCGGCTGTTACCGAGCGCGGCGCCACTGCCTCCCGCTCCGCCATCAGCGCCGGTCATGCAAAGTTCGTTTATGCCGTCGCCGGACACGGTGGATGACTATGACGTAGCGGAGCCGGATAACTCAGACGGCGCCTTCTCCGATCTCAACCCCGGCCGCAGTTTGGGTATGTCTATCGCCAGCGCGCTCTTGCCCGGACCCTTCGGTCTCGCGATTGGCGCGCTCAATGCGTACAACGGATATCAAGCGCAAAACTTCAACCAGAACCTTGCCGGCTTAAAACGCAGCTCCCTTCAAACAGGTCTCTCCTCCTTTGGTATCGGCAATGACATGGGCATAGGCGGCTACGGCCCAGGAAACCGTGGTGGATACACTGGCGCGATGAATTACACCGACCCCGGTGTCGCTGGACTTGCGCGCGGTATGGCGCGCTCTGCGCTCGATGCCGCTGTTGGGTACGACCCAGCGAGTTGGTCTTACTCGATGGACCCGAATTTCGGGTACGAAGATATCAGCGCGGACGATGTCGATACGAGTAACACCGGCTACGACGTTGACCCAGATTTCGGTTACGAAGACTTTAGCGAGTCCGACGTTGGCGATAGCGGCGATGGCGGCGACGGTGACAGCGGCGGCGGCGACACCCACATCTGCACCGCCGCGTTCAAGGCTGGCATCAGCCCAAGAGAGCGTTTCCGCCAAAACAAAAAGTACGGCATCAAGCTGCGTCGCGAAGACCCTGTCCTCATGCGTGGCTATGACATTGTCGGCCCGTGGATCGCGAAAAAAATTGGTCACACAAAAATGGGCAACGCGCTCACCCGCCTGTATGCCGCGAAGGCGGGCGGCGAAAAGCTATCGGCCAAACAGAAAATACTGGACGCGACGCTAAACCTCACGACGCGGCCCGCGCTCAGACTGGTGGGCCGTTTCGCGTGAGCAGCACGATCGCGCGCGTCCGCGCGCTGATGTTTGCGACCGTGACACTGTCA